ATGCTGAGGCCAATACGCGAGCCGTAGACAGCGTCTTCCTTGGATTGGGAGCCAAGAAGCGCAGCTGAACCGGCTGAGAGAAGCCATGTGTAGGCTTGCCAATGGAATTTCTCCTTGATACTCCGTAGACAGGAAGAGAAACAGGACGGACGTTCATATCCAGCTCAATCCCATCGGGGAAGTCCGAAAGAAGGTTCCAGCTAGGCTGATAAAAACGCAAAGGCCTAATACCGTAATCGCTAGAGAACTCTGCCGGCATCGGCTGAGTCGCAGAAGACAGCGCATCAATGCGGTCCCAGAAATCACCAATGGTACTTCCGTATACGGAAACAACTAGTTCAATGTTCCTTCCTCCCAGGTACGACTCTGTAACGTCAACGCCGTCTCGAAGAGCAGCCTTGTCAACATAGCCAGCTGTCTGCACGGCAGCGTAGTTGGCTGACTCAAGCTTGTACCCAGATAGCGGGTCAGACCCAGCTCGTACGCTGGCTAGTGAGTTCAGATCCAAGTAATCTGTCGCGTTAATCTTTAGCTTTACTGGCCTGTTGAAATCCATCAGCCGACTCTCCTAAGCTTTCGCATTCTGTTGATCAGCCTGTCGTAGCGCGAGCGTGCAGCGACGTAGTTCTGGTTAATCATAGGCACGGACACGTCCGTAGCCCCAGAGTTTACCTGCCACTGCTGGAACATCGTTCGGTCGTTCATGAGTCGGAACGTTGCCTCTGCCGTGACGTAGTACCGGACAGCCTGCTCGGCGTTGATGTCCAGTGTCTCAACAGTCCAGTCACCGTATCCTACGAGTCGTAGGTGCGACGTGTTCCCAGAGATTCTGCCTGGCTGAACGTACACCGTCCCGGCGTGCAGTTCCCATCCGCTGTATGGGCCCCAACCATTCTCCTGCTCAAGGATGTCGGTCACTTCGTACCACTCCTTGATCGGGCTAACTGTGTTGTCAATGCGATACTTAAGTCCGTCAATTCGGAAGACGGAGTCCATGCCAGCAGGCAAGGCAAACGAAGAGGCGTGGAAAGAGTTGAGCATCTCAGGGACTGCGACGGTAGAAACCATCTCTCGCGGGTAGGACCTTGAGACTTCGGCAATCCCCAGCTCAATGAGCTCGGTAAGTTCCTGCGTGCTCCAAGTCCTGTCCACCCCGTCAGAGTTACCAGTATCGCGTAGGTCCCTTCTGATCTTGTTCATTAGGGTGTTCAGTGTTGGCATTAATCCTCCATATGTCCTACCCCAGCCGGCCGAAGCCAGCTGGGGCATTGGACGTACCGTCTATTACAGAGCGGTTGCGCGGGTCTCGAGGCGCAGGTAACGGGTGATACCCGTGCTTGTCTGCGGGACCACGTTGCTCACGATACCGTCGCTCACTGCAACGCTTGACACGGCAGTGAAGGTTCCGGCAATCGTGAATGTCGTTGGGCTAGGCACCGTTGCAACAGTCAACGAAGTTCCGTTGAGCTGAGCATCAACGCCCGTGAGCTTGATCGTCTCACCAGCAAAGAGGCCGTGGGCCGCGCTGGTCGTGATCGTTGCAACGGTCGTCGTGAGTGCCTTGTTCGTAACGACAGCAGCCTTATCGCGGCCGCTGTACTCGCTGACAGATGCCTCACCGATGATCATAGCACCGAAGCGCACCTTGTAACCAAGGAGAGCTCGCTGCGAGAGCGGGTCAGTGTGGTCTCCACCAGGAGCGATGAAGTAGGTCTGCATCGTCTGTGAGTCGCCGACAACGAATGCGTCAGGACCAAAGAAGAGGGCAGAGTAGACGGTCTGACCGTCCACCGTCCACGTCTTTGCCTCGTTGGAGACAAGGAAGCGAACGCCAGAGTACGCGCCGATCTCACCGTTCAGCATGGTGAGGTTCTCCACGTACTTCGAGGCTTCAAGGAAGCCGTGTCCCGAAGTATCGGTGAGAAGGTCAAACTGCTGATTCGGGTGAATGATGCAGCGATAGAATCCATCCGCGAACGGAGGGATGTTTGCAGCCTTAAGGCGTGCAACAGCCTTCTTGATCTCAAGACCGCTGAGCTTGTAGTCCTGTCGGGCTGCGCCTTCAGCAATGTTGCTGACGGTTGCGCCGGCGAGGGCCGCTCGGGTTGAGATTGACGAAGACGTGGACTGTGCCTGTGCGTAGTAAACGCGGGCAGAGCCTGCGTTCATCACGTCACGGACAATGCGGTCCATGGACTGAGCTGCGGCAAACGAGACGCGCTCCGACGCAATCGACACGAGGTCGTGCGGGGAGTCGAGCTGAACGATGTCGCTCAGGCTCGTGTATGCGCCGTACTGCTTGACCGAGAAGTATTCAGTCCGAACCGCGAGGTTGATCGACGGATCAGGCGTCACACCTTCAGTGAGCTCAGTGAGTGCGTGCGAAACATCTGGGTATCGCACGTAGCGAATGCGGTCCGTGCCCTTGACAAACGTGCCAGGGACATAGTTGCTCGGGAGAGCGTGGACCATGTTGTTGCGAAGTTCCTTCTGGACCGACTGCGATACGAGCTCCTGAACAAGCTTCTGGTAGGCATTAGCCTCAGAGCCATTCAACGAGTTCGTAAGGTGCAGCGGAGGCCCGGAGAGCGTGTTGCTCGTAGCCATTTAACTACTCCTTATTACTCTTGCCAAGGATTACCAAGGGCCTTAAGGGCTCCAAGGATGTCCTCGGTCTTCATGGGCTTATCCTTGGGGACGTTACGCTTTGGCGTATTGGCGTCTCCAGGGGTCTCAACGGTCTCTTGACCGCTAGTGAACTGCTTGACGAAGTTCTCAAACTCCGCAGCGCGTTCCACCTCGCCGAGGCCGCGAACCTTCTCCTGGAACTCGTAGTACTTGGGGAAGTTGACTTTCAACTTTTCCACCTGGTACTCGGTCTTGGTTGAGTTCAGCTCGTCCTCAAGCTGCTTGATCTTGCGCGCTGCCTTCTCGAACTCCGACAGGGAGGCCTCTTCTTGAGCGGCCTTCCACTGAGCGAGCTCATCGTACTTAGCCCGGAACTCATCTGCTGCCTTTTTGGCCGCCGTGAGTGCCTGGTCCTTTCCGGCTAGACGACGCTTCCAAGTGGCGACATCATCCTCCGACTGAGTGGCAACCTCCGGGTTTTCACCATCTGGCTGCGACTCCAACGGCTGCTGTGCCGCGACTTCAAGGTCTGCCATCTATTGGCTCCTTCTCTTACTACAGGTCGGCACTTCCGACCTTTATCTCCTAAATTCTGAAGAAGAAGGCCTTCCTTCTTCTGATGATGGATTTGGCAGTCTCTGTGGAGAGGTCAGCTCTGTAATTGAGTTGAACAACATCCTGCCAGTTCCTAGAACACCGCTTGTTGTAAACGGTTTGGTTACTTGATCAATAATGTCTACTGCGTTGTACTGGTCATATCCCTGTCGGGAGACGGTAGAGATACCGCTTCTCAGCCACGCAGGGAGGACAACGGTGATGTCTTCTGGGTGGCCAGGGATTAGCTGGGCCAAGAGGAACATGTACTCTGGCTGCTCCATAGCATCCTCGTACTCTGGACCCATTGGGTTCCTGTCAAGGTAGTCCTTGATCTTGTTGTATGCGACGTACCCGGCACCAGGTGCAATAGCACCAAACGGCTTGTAGAACATGAACCTGGCCAGCTCTGGAAGAACCTTACCGATCATGTACGAGAATGGGTACAGACCAAGGAACTGATGGTTAATGCTGCGCTCAAGCCAGCCACGGTTCCTGTTGAAGTAGTTGACCCTGTCCATGGCCTCGGCAGCCGTCTCATACGACCACTTGGCAGCCTGGAACATGGCCTCCTCGCCTGCGTGCTTCTCAAACATTAGGCTTGCGGAATCCGAAAGTATTTTCTGGGTAGAGCGGGCTTGGGCAGCCAGCGGGCTTTCTCCGCGAACAAGACCATTAACGATGCTCCTGATCTGCGCTCGAGTCGCCGGTGTGGTGTCCACAGCTCCAGCGCGTGTCCTGATCTCCTCAATCAGGTCTGCCAAGATGTTAAGCTCTGCTCCGTACTTCTTGGCATTGGCAAGGGCCTCAATGAGGGCTGCGCCCTGCTGCCCAGATCCGAGACCAGGGTTA